GTGAGGAAGCGGTAGCACCAAATACCACCCATAACTACGCAAGACTCAGCAAGAGCGGAGGCGAGCGTAGACTAGCGCAGGTATCAAGCCTGCATGCTAGGAAGCCACATTGCTGTAGCTCCACTGCAACCTGTGAAGGTTACAGACGTCCTCGTCTTACGACGAAAGGTGTAGCATACCTCATATTGCTCACTACGAGCACCTGAGAGTAGGCTGTACAGATCAATGTAGGTCTTACATTGATCGACTTCCATTCCCCTTCCATTATCACGGACCGGGGTATGGAGGAGCTCCTTTACTATCCACATATGCTGTCTTCGGTCGAAGCGGCAGTGTGGGGAAGTGAGGTGCTCCATCTCTGTAGCATCAATACCAGAATCTACGTTCCCTTTGAAGGGTCGGTAGAACCTGAGGCGATGCGGGATAGCGTCAAGAATAATATGACGTGACCCCTCAAAGAATAAACGAGTTTTCTCGTTCAAACTCTGAGTCAGATTTAGCCACTTAAACAATGCCTCGAGTGAATCGAGAGCATAGTCTAAGGTGTACGGACGAACGTTCACACCAGAGAAGTAGTCTGCACCACAAGATTCACGAAATCTTCCTTCAACGAATGTTTTAGAAACGTTGGGAGTGAACCCCAGGACCTTTAAAGCCCTGAGGACCTCACTAGCATGGCGCTTGCGGACGATGATGTCGTCACCGTAGACAGAATAATCTACGCCGACCTTACCACCACCGCAAGCTTCAATACATGCTGCGAAGATCAGTGTTTCAAGCGGGAAACAGAAGCCGTTACCCATACTGCAGAATTTCTCGTAGCGCGACAAAGCGCTATCAAGACCCACACAGTAGTGAATCGACCTGGTACTATTAAGTAGTTCATACCAGGAAGGGGGTAAGAGACGACGGGCAAGACCGATTGAGATACTGTCTGATGCACTAGACAGATCGATCGTAACAAACCCGTTATCCGTATCATCGAGTGACCCTAGACGGGCCATTCTTTGATTCCTCGTCTGGTCCCTTAGATCGATACCAACGCGGTTAAGCTTTTTACGCAAAACCTCGTCAATACCCTTCTGAAGGTAACCATTGAGAAGCGGCTCAACTGCGATAGCCCTATGGGTTTTCGCAGTCTTCGGGACGAATGAAATTTTGTTGTTTATCGCAATGGCAGCTTTAGAGGAAAACCTTGCTTTAGAAGTTTCCCAATCGTAACAAGTAATGCCACCCCTTTCTTCAAGCAAAACATGCCTGAGTTGAGGGTTACGCATTATCGCTACATAGCTGTGTACGAAAGCACCAGGTGAGACGGTCCACTTTTCCGCTCCAATCTTCCGGAGTAGATTAGTGGCATTGCCGTGGACACCTAAAGAAGCGCCCGCACCAAAAGCTGCTTTATCGAAGACCTCCTCGAGAACAGGGGCTACTCCAATAACATATTGGATATAACCACTCATCCTTGAGAGAAGACCTTCATGGGGACTACGGATTTTATCGTAGAGGTCGAACTTACGGTTCATGCGCCTACAACGGCGCTCGGACTTTCGGAACGACTCAAGTGCCTTAGTTTCCGGGTCAGTACCTACGACCTTAGGATTCCAAGGGTACTTCCTTATTAAAGCCGCAAACTGATTCGCCAAGAAATGCATATTGGCGTCCGAGTACGTCTGTTCGGACAAAGAGTCTGCAAGGGCTAGTGCTTTGTCGTAGCTTTTGGATCGAAAGTGACCCGCAAGTTTATTGACAAAGTCTACGTCCTTATGGTGCGAAAACAACTCGAACATGACCCGCTCGTATAACACGAATTGAGTCGTTCGAAGCTTCTGTTGGACCGAAGTCAAGTACGAAGCTTTTCTGGATTTCATCACGATCTCCAAAAGAACCAAACGTGTTTGGGCCCGATATGGGCTTTAGCACGAAAGGAAAGTTGCTACATCTACTTTAGATGTAGTAACATCAACGACCTCATCCAAATATCAACATAATAAAGGATGAGAAGACTCATAAAGATCACTGCCAACGAGACTAAGTAGGACTCGTTGAACAGTGACCCCAATCTCTTGAGCCAACTACCGAGTCGTGAAAACGACTTAGTAGCTGACTTGCTGAGATTTGACGTGAGTCTTAAAAGATGCGGAAGCAAGAAAGCTCCCCCCGTCGTTGAGCAACGTATCAATGTCTCCGGAGGCAGCGCCCACGGGTACAGCCACGCTGATTTCCAGGATCACATCCCCGGTAGGGGTCTGTGCTCCCGTCAGCGTGAGAGTCCGTGTCATCTTGGCCGAAGTACGACCCAGACCGGAGAACAGCGCGGTAGGCTTAGGAGCCGTCCGTGCCAGCTTGACGTCGTCTTTCACCGTGACAGTTTTACCCGTCCCGATGTAGCCGACAGCATCCTTTTGAAAGGAGTCCGCGGTGAAGGTCTTTGCGTTGATAGTCAATGCCATGAGGGATAATCCCCTTAGTGGACCAATGAACGTTTTACGGTTCACAGGCGTTACTACGCAACAAATGTCACGTAGTTCATTACAGAGGCTTAACGCCTCTTGAAAAGGGAATCCAACCTCTGTGCCAACAAAGACACAGAATCAGCAAGCCGTACCGCGTCATCAAGTTTAAAGTCACTCTTGATGACGATTCCGGGTGCTAGAATCGGACTCCGGGTCTTCGTCCAAAGCAAGGAAGAACAACTCCCTGTAATCGGACGATTGACCGTGAAACCTGTTCGAGTATATACGATAGGCTGAT